GCCAAAGATATAACCGTTCCGGCCGGTATGACTATCCAGCGTGATGATCTGACCTCCTACACCACAACAGCAGCGGCCACGTCAGCAGGGGGCTTGCTGCGCGTACCGGTTATCTGTGATGCGGCTGGAAAGTCCGGCAATACTGATGATGGTCTGGCGATGCGACTGGTGAGCCCTATCACCGGCCTGACGTCTGCGGGAGTGGCCGACAGCATTCAGGGGGGCGCGGATGCTGAAGACCTCGAAGTCTGGCGGGCACGCATCATCGAGCGATGGTACTGGACCCCGCAGGGCGGCGCTGACGGTGATTATGAGATATGGGCTAAAGAGGTGCCGGGCATCACACGCGCCTGGACTTACCGGCACTGGAGCGGACGGGGAACGGTGGGCGTCATGGTGGCAAAAAGCGACCTGATAAACCCTATCCCCGACGCCGCCACGGTGGCTGCTGTCAAAGCGTACATTGAACCGCTGGCCCCGGTGGCCGGTGCAGATATCTACGTCTTTGCTCCAGCGGCTCACACGGTTAATTTCCAGATTCGGCTGAACCCGGACACCACGGCGGTGCGGTATGCCGTTGAGGCTGAACTGCGTTCGATGATGCTGCGCGATGGCGGGCCGGACAGCGTGCTGAAGCCATCACGCATCAGTGAGGCTATCAGCATCGCAACGGGTGAATACAGCCACACGCTGGTCAGCCCGGCAGCTGATGTCACCATCGCGAAAGGTGAGGTGGGCGTGGTGGGGACAATATCATGGACTTAACGGCGCAGTACCGGCAGATGCTGGGTGCGCTGCTGCCTCGCGGCCCTGCGTGGGACAGTGATGACCTGATGCTAACCGGATTTGCTCCCTCACTGGCAGCGGTGCATGGGCGCGCAGATGCCCTGATGCTGGAAACCGACCCGCGCTCAGTGACTGAGCTGATTGACCGTTATGAAAATATCAGCGGACTGCCTGACAGCTGCGCACCGCCGGGCGTGCAGACCCTGCAGCAGCGGCGTCAACGTCTTGATGCAAAGCTCAATCTGGCAGGTGGCATCAACGAAGCTTTTTATCTGGCTCAGCTTGAGGCTCTGGGTTACACCGGCGTCACAATCACCCGCTACAACAAAAGCCAGTTTACCTGCCTGTCTGACTGCACTGATTCACTCTTTAGCGACGACTGGCGTTACTACTGGCAGGTTAACATGCCAGCCGCTACGCAGATCACTGATATGACGGCTATCAGCAACAGCACCGACAGTCTGCGCATGTGGGGCGACACCATTGCCGAATGCGTACTGACGAAGCTGGCTCCGTCGCACACTTATGTAATTTTCAAATACCTGGAGTAATTATGCATCGTATTGACACACCTACAGCCCAGAAAGATAAGTTTGGTGCCGGTAAGAACGGATTTACGGGCGGGAACCCGCAGACAGGAGAGCTTCCCACTGCCCTTGATGCTCCTTTTTTTGATTCAGTTCAGGAGGAGATTAGTAGTGTGATTGAGGCTGCTGGAATCATTCTTGATCGAAATAAAAATGATCAGCTTTTAGCAGCCGTTAGAGCAATACTAGCACTCAAATCAGGCTCTTCAACTCAGGCTTTTAGGGTCGCAAGTGCGCCGGACGATAACAATGCTGCAGTTCCTGTATCTCTTCTTAATTCTGGGTTGAAGCTGAAGGCTGGTCTGAACGGTGATGCCAGCCAGTCATTTCAGATGGCGAATAATGGCACGGGTTCATATGGCGTTAACAATGACCGCCTGAATTTTGTTTTACAGGGCTATGCCGCTCTTGCTGGGAATCAGTTCACTCAATTTTCTGTTGGTGGTGCGACCTCAGCGGCGCATGCTGTTAGGCTAGATCAGTTTCAGTCAGGGACTAATGGAAATGGGGCATGGACAAAAATGCCCGGTGGTGGGCAGTGGTGCAGACAGAACCTGACACTTGCGGCAAATACTACAACTACATGGACATTCCCAGCTGGATTTTCAGCAGCGCCTGCAGTGTTCGTCACCGCAATTAATGGCGCTTTCCAGTGCTGGCTGAATGGCATTGGGGCTAATAACTGCGGTATCTTCAACAATGGCGCGGCTTTAAACGTTAACCTTTTGGCTGTGTGGTAATTAAAAAATGACTGATGAAATCAACGAAGTTCAGGCAACTGAAGAGATTGTGCCGCTCCCTATTCGATATTTTGTTCAGACTGATGACGACGGCTACGTTACCGGAATGATGGTCGCGGTAAACGAACTGGAAGCGGAAGGATATATATTAGCTCAGCTTCAGGAAGTTAACGATGACGTTTTCGAGTCTATTGGGCAAGACTCAAAATACGTTGATGGAAAGGTAATACAGGGGGAGCCAAAACCTGCTCTCCTTACAGTTGATGACGCGAAGGCTATAAAGTCTGCGTTATTGGCTGAAGCAAATACCAACACTCAGCCGTGGCAGACGCAGCTAATATTGGGGATCATTACTGATTCAGATAAGGCCTTGCTGACAACATGGATGAAGTATTATCAACAAGTTCAAGCTATAGATATCAGTAAAGCGCCGGAAATTATTTGGCCGGAACATCCTTAGATGGTAATTTAGCGCAGGGGAACTGCGCTAAAGCATTAAAAATCTGTTGTGGATTTTAACATGGCAGAGCCCGTGCTTATTATTACGCAGTTATCCACACACTGACTCGGGTTGTTAATTGTTGGTTTGTAAGGTATTTCAAATGAAAAGCCTTTTTTATTCTTTAAATATAAAGCCATGCCCCACGGAGCCCATTCATTGGCTAACGAAATATTTCCGAATTCATCCGTTCGCTGCACGTTAGAAAAAGAATTATAAGTAGGATTTGTAATGTCTATCATTACTTTTCCTGAGTAATCTTTGCTCACTTTATTTGATAATTCAGCAGCAAGCGACTGAAGCTCTGAGCGTTGAGGAATAACGAACCCACGGACAATATTGTAAGAACAACTGGCAGCTATCACTGCGGCTAAAACGCATGCGAGCGTAGAACCAAAGTTTGGGAGTCGGTCACAGACTGAAAGCAGTCCGACTATAAATAATGAGGTGAAAATAATTGTTAGCCCAGGCATGGTTCTCCATGTCGCCCAAGATTCACTAACAATCAAGCTAAGACTAAAGCTTCCTATGCCAAACATTGCGACAAGCAGCAGTTTCCATACTCCATCACTTAAGCGGAAGACAAAGAATAAACCAACGATCGTCACTATAATACTAATAACTAAATACCACAGGGAAAGGGTTATGTCATAGTTCGAAAGAGCTATTCTCATTGGTTCCGAAACAAACCACTTCATCTTCCCAATAAGATCGTGAGTTAATGCCGCGCGCTGGAACGTCTCGCCATACATCATCAGTGGAATGATTTTAGTCATGACAGCACTGCTTACAACCCCACAAGCAGTTAACGCAAACGAGAGAATGCATTTTTTAACGTCAACCTTTTTTTCTGAAAGGCAAACCTCGATAAATGCGAAAGCAAGAAGTGCCATCCCTGCAGGCTGATAAATGGCGAACGCAGCAGATACTAACAAAAAAGAAGTTATAAGCCGACCCGCGTAACGAGACTTGATTCCAGAAAGGCAGTCGTATGACATCAGTGACAACCAAGTAGCCATCACATAAACGCAGCATGTTGCCCATGATGTATACACCTGAAAGGTTGGTAGTAAGCCAAGAGATAATGCCAGAAAAGCCCTTTTGAAATTTGATTCCAGAATCGATTTTCTTTTTAAGAACATATAAAGATGAACGGAGAAGCCTGCCGCGCACATAGCAGAAAAATAGCGAAGATAAGCAAGGTCCATCAAGTCAATGTTTACTTTGTAAGCCATTAAGCGTAGATAAGCAAACAATGGCCTTCCAGACATTATATCCCACTTAAACGTATCGCAGAAACCGGCTAAAACCTGACCAAGCAACGCGTAATCATCATTAAATGCATAGCTGAATAAATATGCCGGGCAAAAAGCAAGCAGGACAACAATGAAAATAATCCCCTCAGGTTTTATTGACTTCCATATTTCTTTATTCATTTTCACTTCCTGTTTTAATTATGTATCTTGGTCTTTTCTTTGTCTCAATATATATCCTTCCGATATACTCTCCAAGAACACCGATGCCAATTAGCTGCACTCCGCCAAGAAAAAGAATTGACACTAGTATCGAAGGATAACCAGCAACGGGATTGCCCCAGAAAATTTTGTCGATTATCATCCACACCCCATAAACGAAAGAAAGGCCTGCGACACAAAACCCAATGTAGGTCCACATTCGAAGCGGGAAGGTGGAAAATGACGTTATCCCCTCAAGCGCAAGGTTCCATAATTTCCATCCATTAAACTTAGATATGCCAGCAACTCGTTCTGCGCGAGAATACTCGACTACGTCAACATTACCGCCTACCCAAGATAATATGCCTTTCATAAATAGGTTTCGCTCCGGAAGTAGCTTTATGTTTTCAACTACTTCGCGAGACATCAACCTAAAATCACCAACATTTTCCTCAATTTCTGGAGAGCTGATTTTATTATGAAGGCGATAAAACCATTCAGCAGTTTTACGCTTTAAATGACCGTCTTTGCTGCGATCTATGCGCTTAGCCAAAACAACATCAGCGCCATTTATCCACTTTTCTATGAGTTGTGGGATGACAGTTATCGGGTCCTGAAGGTCTACGTCAATTGGGATTGCAGCGTCACCAGATGCATGCTCAAGTCCTGCAAATAGGGCAGGTTCTTTACCGAAGTTTCTGGTGAATGAAATAGCTTTTACAAGCGGATCAGAGATGCTCAGGGCATTGATGATGCTCTCTGTTGAATCTTTACTTCCATCATTAATGAAGACGATTTCAACCTCATATCCAGTCAAGTCACGACGAACCGCTTGGTAAAAAATTGGCACTGCTTCTTCTTCATTGAAAACGGGAACGACTAATGAAATCTTCATTTTCCTTCTCTGAAAACTATGTATTTAGAGTAAGCAAACCCGCAGACCAGACTGGTTGCTGAAAATACAACGAGCGTTATAACAGGACTCAATTGTAACTTATCGGCGTACGCTCCAACCGCGGCTGCCATGCCACCCATGAAGGAAAGGTAAAGCAGGTACCGTATAGTTGTCGCTTCAGAGTTGAACGTCCACTTTGCGTTAGCAAAAAATGAAAACGTAACAGCACAGCAAAAGGCCGCAAAGTTGGACTTAGATTGCGACAGGCCTTCGAAATAAAGTGCTGCAAAAACAGCCCAATGTATCAAGGTGTTAACCACTCCAACCGATACGTAACGAACGAAAAAGTTAAACATCAGGATTTTCCTAAAATGCTAAGGCGCGGATCTTGTCATTACATTTGTGTTATAGCAATAATCTGTAAGTGAAAATTATGAAAAAAAGCTCCGGCGAGGGCGGCATAGGGATGACGCGCCTCTCTGGGCAGGCTGCGGGGTGGGTGTATTAAGTTGAGTCAGGCAAAACGTCATCCGGGCTAATCGATAAATTTCAGGCTGGGATTACTAGCTCCCTCGTCTATTGCATCCGCACACTTCAACAATTCCGCAGCCAATTTCCTAGCCATGTCCGAGCGAATGCTGATCGACATGTCGGGAAATGGGTGTGGATCATCAATATGTCCTGTCAGTGAATCCTTCATCACAAAATCCACCACTAACAATTTCCCCATCGCACTATAGATCATGCCAAATTCAGTAAGCTCTGACATACGCCCAACGTTCGACAACCTTGAATCCCCCATAAAGAACACCTTTTAACTGTGATTTTATACAGTATATATCACAGTGAAATTGTCCTTGTGAACTCGAAATCACCACTGAACAGAACACGATGAGCAGTTAAGGGGATGATTCTTGTGTTGCGGTAAATGCATATAGATGAAGGAGCACAGTGGAAACGTACAACGCAATGGACAACACAAATTGTCAATTTGCTGTTATATATGATAAAAATGAGCTGTGTTACACATATCGCAATTTATACAACGCTCGGTAATTAGTAATGCCATATCAGTGGTTTGCTGTTTTAAGTGTTTAAAGTCATGCACTTACAATCTGTCAGTAAAACGAACATTGCAAACTGAAGTGTATATTTATACAGTGTTAATCCTGTTGGGAAACGATGTGTTGTAACACAAAACAACAACACAAGCCGGAAATGGCTCGCCATTTTGTCGCATGTGTGAGCATGACGATTAAGGCGCGAAAACACAGGAATCTCGAATGGCCCGAACAGTAACACAAAGCAACCCCACCAAAAATGATTCAGCGTATATAACTGCTTCTCAGCAGTGGGATGAATGCAAGCCACCTTACACAGTCTCACACATGCGCTCTTGTGTTGCGGCTGCCAAAATCATCCTTCCTCACCTTGGCTTACCCCGGCGGTCGAAGTATGAAAAAGAGAGCTACCTGCGCATAGATTTCAGCAAGGCAGGGAAGGTAACTATCTACGCTGAATTCCCAAAAAAGATGAACATCAAGGGGCAGAAGTTAGGTGAGTGGCCGGAGCTGGCGATCCCCATAGCCAGAGAGAAAGCTGCTGAGCTTGCCGCTGGCGGCTTAAAAGCTGAATCAGTGTTGCAGGTGATCGAAGCCTACGAGGCAGATTTGCAGGCCAAGGTTGACCGCAATAAACTGGGTGCCAGCAGCTATAACACGTACCTATGCCGCACCAATAATGTCCGACTGGCCTTCTCCGATCGCGAGGTATTCAGTGGCATAACCTACAATCGCCTGGTTGAGATTCTGGATGAATGGGTTGCTACCAAGACCAACAATCACGCCCTCGAGCTTTTCGCTGAGCTAAGGCGCATATGGAAGTACGCCTCACCACTATTCAGCAATGGGAGGAATGTGGCCGCCAGCCTGCCGGATGATTACGTGTCTTCTCGTGTCCAGCGCCCAGCGCCAACCCGGTTATTCACCGATATCGAGTCGATTGCCACGTTGTGGATGAATATGGCGGGCGCCACATCCATTCATCAGAAGAACGCGATGCGCTACATGATCCTGACGGGTGTCAGGCCGATTAACGTGTCCAATCTGGAATGGGCTTTTGTTTCAGATGACCTTTCGGTGATCACCTATCCGGCTGGTGTTATTGGCACCCGCGGCGCGATGAAGACACAAAAGGAATTTGCCATCCCGGTTACGCAGGAAATGAAGTCCATTCTTGAGGAGCAAAAGCAGTGGCGCGATTCAGTGCCAGGTTGCAATAAGCAGTTCGTTTTCCTGCAACCACGTAACCCTCTGGAAGCCTTCTCAAAACGCTCTCTTGATAAGCTGATAAAGGATTACAGCCCGGAAAATGCTGTAAAAGGGGTTCGCCATGATGGTACTGTCAAAGGCCGCTCTGGTGCCTTTAACACGATGTGCCGGAAGTTTCTAAAGAGTAACGTCATTGCCCAGATGAGGGCGAGGGGATTCTCTCGCTCAGACACAAGGGAAATCAGCATGCTCTGTATGCATCACTCTGACAGAGACAACGATCCAATGGCAGAGCACTATGATTTTTCAGACGAAATTCTGAAGGAAGAAATGACCCTAAAGCGCCAAGCATTTACTGCCCATGAAGAAAGCATAATGGCTCAGGTAGCTTTATTAAAACGGAAGTTAAAATAATGACTAGACTGGAAATGATTAAATCTTACATGGATGCGTACGTCTTACCCTTCCTGATTTATACCTCTGCCATATTATTCCCGCTTAGTCTACTTCTAACAAAGTCGATAGATGGGGCGAGTTATGTAGCCCTGAATGCCCTGATTTTATTTGGGTATGGTGTTTACAAATTTCATCCGAGAATCGTCGAGTTTTCCGTTGGTGGTAGCTCCATAAAACTTAAAGAGACATTACACGAAGCTGAGAAAATAACGGAAGAGTTAAAAGAATTACGCAGAGTCTCAATGCTGCAGTTCTTCAGCTCAATGTATGCGACGACAGGTAACAACCATGAGGTGATGAAGCGATTTTACGATTTTCTATGTGTCTATAATGTTTCCGCAGAAAGCCCTGCGTTGATTTTAGAATTTAAAACTGAGTTCATTAATAGCTTAAGCTGCCTGCAAAAAAGCATGGTAAGTTTTTTGAAGCCATTTTTTGACTATTACGACGACCCTTCATTGAGTTTTGATGCCAAGGTAAAAGCTATTCTTCAGAAGTTTGGCGGTGAAACAGAAGAACACTACACCAACTTTCCCGGGCACAGAATGGCAAGGGATTTTTCTACTAATTTGATTTTGATAGAAGAAATATATCAAGGCGTGTTCAACAACGACCCTAAGCCAGTAAAAATACCAGAATTCGTAGGGTCGTATAAGGTTGCTGTTTACAGAGGGTGATGCTTAGTAAGTTGCCCCGCACAGCCGGATGAACTCTTTCACATTGCCGTAGCGGTACCGAACGATGCGGTAAGTGATACGGATCGGCGCAAGTGCCTTTTTATGTCGGTGGTGGTTATTCCAGTCTCGCAAAGTCTTTGGAGTAACCCCGCCGATAATCCCGCAAACTTCCTGCGGCGTCAGGAGGTCTTCATCATCATACTGTTTTTTGTTCATTCCCTCACCTCCCGCTCATTATTCACCATCAAATACACTATCATTGCCGCCCTCAGCGGGTTCTTGTGTCGGGCCTTAGCTCCGCTTTCGTGGCTGGCCTCCCATGTCGTTTTCGATGCCGGCGCAATGGCGATCCGGTTACGCACTGCAATCTGAAAGCCATCCGCAGCCTTGCTGACCGGGAAGAAACCAAAGTCATGGCATACCTTTCCGAAGCAGCGTTTGAACTGCGCCCCTTTAGGGTTGTGCGGGTGAACCTGCGCCTCGTATTTTGGATTTTCCAACCTGCAGACCAGCACGC